TCAACTGACCAAACAACAAGAAACCCGCTGGATGCAAGACTTGTTTTACGATGTCTGCATATGCCAAGAAATCTTGTTGTGTTCTAATGGCGTAAGAATAGTTCTGGTAAAAGAAGCTATCTTGAATATACATGTTAGAGGATAACTGACCTTTGGTTCCGCTGTAATATCCTTTAACAGACTTGACAAGACCAAAGTGTGGTGTCCCTGAAAAAGAACTACTTGACACATCAGTAGAAAGAGTGTACGTGGCATTCTTTCCAATCGGTAAATCCAGAATGTCAATTGTTTTCACACCCTGTGATTCATCTATGCTGTCAATAACGATATACCCCTGATAAGCAGGTATAACCACTTTTATTTCATCCGATTGACTAATATCATCACTGACAATGAATCGACCATCGTAAAGATAGTTGGTTGTGGCCACATCGTTAATATAAACAGTCGCATCGTTTTTGTTAAAGAATGAAGTTATTCTTGTGTCAAAAGAACCATCTACGTTAGCCAATCTAACAACTTCGTTGGTGGTCATTCCATCAATAAGGATTCTTTGGCCGATTTGGTGGCCACTTCCTGAATCTGTGATGTCAACATTGTTGACAACAGGGATAAGCCATTCACTAGCACCAAGTTCTGTCTCAATTGGGAACCCCTCTTTAAACTCTCCACTGATCCCTGAGAGCGTCAGTTCAGTTACCACGTATCGACCTACATATCTTGTCTTAACACCCTGCACAGAAGCTGTGGCAACCTCTACGATGTCTTTATAGATAGGGCGTGTCTGAGTTATCAATTGGAATTGGAATTGTTCAAAGTTATTGGCATTGAACGTGACGTAAATCAAAGATTCGCCAGAATTCCACTCACCGTCACTGGTTTTCAGAATGTTGTCTTTTGGAACGTAGATTTCTGTAGTTTGTTCGTTAAACAAAGTCTTGAACAAAAACTTATAAGACTCATGGGAACCACGAGCCAAGTTAAAATCTTTTGACCACTTGATGAACAATTCTTTATCCAACAACACACTATCAGGAATATCAGTAAGATATTCGTTTTTCATGTGTTCTACATAAGAATCCAGCGTCTTTTCAAAAGTCATGTAATCAAGGTGATCCCTAATATTTGCATAGGGATTTTCATCTTGTGACAACCACTCATAATACGCGGCGATAAAGTCTAAGAACCTTGGATAGCTCTCAACAATATGACTGGGTATTTGTGATAAAATGTTATCTTTTATACTAGGCATGTATTAAGTGCCTCTTGTAGTGATTTGGATTAGCTCAATATCTGTTTGATCAATACTAATAATCTGATTCTGATTGACGTAAAAATTATCTTGTAATGGCCGAACAAAAACTCGTAGACTTTCTGTTCCATCAATTATGTTCAGAGCAAATTCAACTTCACCCGTTTTGTAATCAATTGTACCTATGTTAGAAACTCTGGTTATTGATGAGCTATCTACATAAGACAAAAATACATTACCCAACTTGTCATCATATACTTTTGTTTCTGTTGAATTGTTAGCTACAGAAAATCCATCAATAGCCAATGATCCAACATGGATTTCATTTTTAAAATTTACTGAGTACAAAGGATTTTCAAAGTTTAAAACATTCACATCTTTGTAAACAAGTTTATTAATGTCTACGCTGGTAATACCAGAAATCATCTTGATTCTTGAAATCAATTCCGATGGGTTTAGAAACAAACCAAAATCGGATATTTCTTCATTGTATTCTGTGACCACATTTTTAATAGCAGCCACAAGACTTGAAAAGCTCAAGTTGGTGCGTCTGTTGTCATATGAAAAAATTATGTTTAGATTGGCATGGAATATATCAGGCTCAACAATAGTGGGTGTTACAGAACCAACATTCTTTGTTGAAAGAAAAGAAACCATCTGTTGCTTAACGGATGTTGTGATTTGACCACTATCACCCAAGATAGAAATAAATACCGTTCCATAAGCTGGTGGAATGTTTGTTTCTCCACCCCACGCAATAGCAGACTTAATAAAAGGAAATCTTGTTTTTAAAATAGGAATATAATCAGTATCTGTTAAAGCCCTGTCTTGTGCTTGATATATTTTTGGCGCTTGAAAACGGATGCTATCAATATCTTCTCTTTCTGACCCACCATATGCTGGCGTTGTCACTGTGGTTACGATGTTGCTGTATCCAGATATCGTTGATGCTGGAACCAAGTTAGTCAGTCCATTTGCATTGTCTTGTTCGGTTGCAATATAGGTGATGGTAACGATATCGCCATCACTAGGCTCAAGACCTAGAATATTTTTACCAAACTCAATAACAGGCTGTGTATACTGGTTTTCTCCTAAAAAGTAAACCAATGCTGTATTACTAAACTCATCAATGCTTGTAGCCTTTGTGTAAGGCGTAGAGTTAACATTAATCAACATTGTTGCTGTGTCAGCATTTGTATTAGAAAGATTAATAGACTCACTAGCATATGTGTATCGTTCTGTGATACGTTGTCCCTGATATAAGTCTACATTGAATGCTTTGTAAGACTGAGAAACGTTTGAATATGAAAGAACATAAGCTTCATTGTTAATGAATGTGAATGAAACGTTGTCGCTTGATGCAATAAATTGTGTGCCAGCATCCATGACAATAGAGGTAGGGATGTTGGTTTTTTGTACAGGAATAACTTCAATATCACAAATGAGTCGTGAAGCTGTGGTTGATTTTGGAACATAGGACAATTTTTGTGCGTGTGATACCACGTTTCTTCGAATTTGTGCCGTGTCTAGAAAAGACTCGTTGGCAACCATATTCGCTTGATACGAAGTAAAGCTTGTGTTATAAACCAAAAGGTCAACAATGGTGTTGATAGCTGAACCTTCATAATCAATGTCTGAGAACTCAGGTTTTTCTTGAACAAAACTAATAAGACTTTGTTTTAAGTCTTCGGTGTCCAAAGATGTGACATTAAGTTGGTTAGCCATGATATACCTTTTTTAAAAATTAATGCTTAATTGTTGTTCTTCTAATGTATTTATAACAGAATAATAAATGTTTATGGTGATTGCGTTAGGGTCATCAGGAGTGAAAACTTCAACCTCAATAATTTCTACTTGCGGTTCAAAGTTTTCAATAGCACGAATAACGTTTTGTCGAATACCCTGAAAAAATACATCACCTACATTATTTTCAAACAAAGAAGATTTTACATTTGTTCCGTACTCCACAAAATACCCACGTTCGTAAAAATTAGTGAGTACGATGTTTCGAAGCGACTGATTGATTGCAGCCACACCAGACTTAGTAGCCAGATCGCCTGTTAGTGGGTGTGTTGTAAAAGAAATATCTATATCACGGCGCATACTAAAAAACCTTTTCTGGAAATGATGCAGGACTGCCATTTGGCATCATTTCTGTTACTATCCACGTTACTTGTGGTAATGCTATGGCTTCTATATTTTCCATTAAATGGTTCATCACAGGATATTTATACTCAGTTGTAATGCTTGCTAAAATTGCATCCTGAAATGCTGCAATTTTAGAAGGCGCATCATTAACTACAGATATAACAGACACACCACCATGTAAAGGTAATCCGTTTATTACAAGAACGGTTCCCCAGTAATTAGCAAGTGCTGTTGCAAAATCAATAATAGAATTACTAAAAGTTCTCATAAAGGATTCTATTATTATTGGTTGTTGTGCGCCATGCACAGAACCAAGCACAACCCCCTCTAATGAATATTCTTCATACGATGATGCAAAAGAAGATGGATAATCACCCACTGGTTGTGTGATACTTCCATCGTCATTTGTTTTTGAAACAAACTTGTTTTTGTCTGGCGTAAACTCATCAACAACATCATCCCAATCATCAGGCTTTTCCGGTTGAACCAGTGATATGTAGTTGTTCATGAATGATTCAAAACTATATGAGAATGTATTTGGAGTAAGCATTATTGATTTGTGTTTACCTTTGAATAGACAGCACCGCCCTTAGCACCAGTACCGGGAACAAATGGGCCTAGTGTACCAGTTGCGGCTGGACTTGTGGGGAAGCCAATGTTGCCGATGTGTGTATGGTTATTTAACCAAGGCACCAATTCACTTACAATCCATAATGCTAATTTGTCGCCTAGTACAGAAGGTTCAACAGCAGCATCTTCACCAAGTTGAATTTCTGGCGCTCTTAGTGTATCTTTACCCTCTACATCATGTGTTCTAGTTTTTGCAATGGTGACATCTTGACTACCATTAACAACTAAATCATCATTACCACCAACATATTTAGATACATTTCCCTCGATACAAACGTAATCATCACCCATCACAATAGAATAATCATCCTTGACAACCTTAACTACCTGTGATCCATTTGGGTGTATTTCATAAAATGTTCCTGTTTTATGATATACATGAAGTCTTTCAGCACCTTCTGTATCATCTGTTTCAAACGTGTGTCCCGAATTTGATTCTGTTACTTTGTTGTTTGGATATACACTGTTATAAGGTGTTTCTGGTTCTGACCATGTTGATTTGGTTGTATTTACGTTATTGCGTACACTGTCTTTCTTTTTCTTGACAATTGTTTCATCAATGTCTTCATTTCTGGCAAGCTTGTTGATATCGTTTATACCATCAGGTATACCGTTCAAAGAACCAATAATCATTCCGTTTTGTAATGTCTGATCAATAAAATAACCAAACACCATAGACCCAATATTATATTTTGGGTTTGTTCCTATGCCATTTTGTGATTCGGAATTGTTGACCACACACATGAACCACTTCAATTGGCTTGTGGGCAATTCTGACGCATTCTCAGAGTGATAAGAGACTACCCTGACCCGAACTCTACCTAATTTTTCTGGGTCGTTCACGTCCTCTACAAAGCCCCAGAATGGAATAAACGGCGTTCCTATCATTTACCAACCTCAAATGCGTCTTTAACTAATTTCATAGTTTGTGTGTATTGAGTTCTTTTTAGTGTGTGTTTTATTTCAGCTACAAGAAACTTACCAGAATAGGGGTCTGGGATTTTTCCTTTGTTAGCTTCTGTACCCCACACTGGCAAAGCACAAATAATGATGCTTCCACACACGTTGTTTGTATCACCAAACACGGTTATTCTTGCCGCATATCTCTGTGTGTTTAAAATAGTGTTGATATTTTTTAACCTAAAGTTCTGAAAAGGTTTCTGAAAATCATCAACATAGGTATAAAGTTTGTCTGTGTTCTTGTTATTTACTAGCTCATTATTAAGGTTTGGAGTCTTTGCCAGCGAATTTGTTTTGTTAAACTGGCTTATATTGTCATATTCACTTTTGTAGAAGCTTTTTTCAAGCAAATTTAAGTTTGTGCTACTTGAACCCAACACACCATCATCAATCTGTTGCATGAAATCAGGGACATCAATAATAGAATAATCTTGAATGGCTGAAAATGATTCTTCTTCTTTTTTTGAAACATCATAATAAATGTTGGCTGTCTTATATTTGTACTGTGTTACTGGGTCTTGCTTGTACAAATATTCAATAGGCAAATAACAAAATTGTTGATTGTTCTCAAAGTAAAGATACCCGCTTTCATTGTTAACTGACATGGAACGGCGCGACAAATTAGCAATGACCTGAATCGGGTTTTGATTAGCCCCTACAAAGTGATTAATTTCTTTTGTTTCTACGCTTATCAATTTCTTAGTCGAAATTTTTTCATGAAGAGACTTGACAATATTAGAACACACATCATTATATGATTTGGTGACTCGTGTTCTTGAATTGTTAATAATTTCATCTGAACAAAAATTTAAAAGCAACCCCGATGTGTGTTCGTTAATGCGTGTTGGTGGTGAACACTTATACACAATTCCACTGACTGAAATTTCTTTGTTGGTTCCAGATGTTTCAAAAACAATCTCAACACGTTCGCCGTTCCCTAGAAAGTTTTCATTGTAAATTGAATTGGTATCCATGATTGTGATATTTCCAGACATACCAACACTGAACATGGATTCATAGATAGAAACATCCATAAACAATGGTATCAGGTTATGAGCAACACCATCATCAAATTGCAGTTCTAACTTTTTAAGAACATACGAACCATTTTGTGTATACTTCATAGCCTTTCAGCTTCCTCGTCATGCATATTGACGTAATCACCAATATAGTCTGTTCGAATCAAACGAATACTTCTTTTTTCATCGTTCATTTCTGTTTCATATTCGTAATTGCTAACATCCAATCTGTCATAAGCAGGGTGTT